ATCACACAAATACCCTTATCCCAATATAGTTCGTGGTAGCTACTAGCATCTCTAGCATCCTCCCACTCCGCATTAGGCATCATCTTGCGTATCTTCTTCCACTCGGGGTCAGCATCCACGTTCCCGCAAATAGTAATAGGCAAATCCTTAATCAACTGTAAATCTCTCCTATGTGTTACAGAGCCTTGATAAAACGCTTTATCTGTGTAGTAGTTTCGCTCACTAGGGAACATTGCCGGGTCTATCGCGTTAGGCACAATCACCCAATTAGGGTTATATTCGTTTACAGCCCTACCTAGTCTCTCGTGCGTAACCCAAATAACATCTGCGTGACGAAGTTGCCCCAACATCGAATTGGTGAGGTTTGTCTTCTGATACGTCTCGTAAGCGACATGGTGCTTCGGCAATAGCCAATAGTCATCTATGTCCATTACAATCTTGATTCCCGCTTTCTTGAGCATATGGAACACTTGGTCAGGCTGATGTAGATTTGAGATATTCCTATTGAACACCACTACGTCAAACGCTTCAAGCATCTTGACAGACTCATCATTAAGGTTGTCTAGGCTCGGAGTGTGTTGCACATTCACGAATTGAGACAAGTGCTGAAACGGATCGTGGATACGATGCCGTTGAACGCCACCATATCCTTGAAAGGTGACTAATACGTTAAGTTTCTTTTTACCCATTTATCATTAACTCTACGCCACCCCTTAGAGGGTAGCCATAATGTTTCCAATTCTTTAATGAACTCCCGAACAACTACACTAATACTCTGATAGCTTATTCGGTGTCCTGTTCGGTCTATAATATCCTTCTCTAAGCTACGGTAAGAACCCGTCTCTAGCCAACCCCAAAATATCGCCCTCTCATACCATCCAGGCTCTCCCGGCACTCGCTTATCTATAAACTCCATAACATCGGCAAGAAGAATTTGGTCATCTAGTCTGTCCGAGATGCACTCTAGGTCATCTATGGTGTCCTGCATAATAGCATCTTGATCCTCTAGCAACCTTACCCGTCTCTTTACGTTGAGTGGTGATGATAGGTTGTAAGCCATGTTCCTGCACATTCGGTATACATACCCCTCTAACCAAGGCTGAGACAGCCATTCTGAGCCGTTATTTAAGCACTTCTCTAGTATGGATAGGTGTACCTCCTGCGCGACATCTTCATCGGCAGATAGTATCTCGCAGCAGCGTTCAACCATCCCACTATTCGCAAACTCTTCTATTGTCATTTCTTTGTCATTATCACAAATATAGTGCAATTTTGTTATTCTTTGATTATCTTTGAACCTATGGTTAGTAATTTACAAACGCTTTGCGATGAGTACGATAGAATTTGTCGCAGAATCACAATACTAGAGCGAGAGTTAGAAGAACTCAAGCAACAATCAAGAGATTTGCATCTACAAATGGAGAAAGAATTATAATGGATAAACATCAAGAACTATACACAGACATCGAGGCTCTAGAGGAGCTTAAAGACGATGTTAGCACCCGCGCAAGAGCGTTAGTGTGCGAACTCGCGCATACAGACGAGGATATTCCTATGGCTGTGCGTATCAGATGTCAGGCACTATACACAGACATAGAGGCGTGGCAATTTCAAGTAGAACAAACACTTATATCATGAATGTAATCAGAGACAAATCACTAGAGCCGTATCATATACGGTTGGACGATTACAACTACACGGTATGCACCGAAACGGTTATTAAGTCCGGGAAAGACAAAGGGGAAGTTAGACCCGTATACCACACATACCATTCTAAGCTAAGTTCGGCAGTAATGCGCATCTGTAAGCTAAAATCTGTCCACCTGGACGGGGAAGTGGACTTGGCAGAGTACATTATGCGGTTCGAGAAAGCCAAGCAAGAAATCCTAGACCGAATTGGGATATGATCCTACCAAAAAAAGATAAGGACGGCATTCCGTATGTTAGCTACTCCCAACTTGCGTTATTTAAGCGCAGCCCGGAGGAGTACAAGGCACGTTACATAGACGGAGAGCCGTTTGAGGGCAATATATGGACTGATTTCGGTCAAAAGGTAGGGGAAGCCCTAGAGACGGGTGATTTTGCTTATTTCAGCCTCTCAGAGCAGAATACGCTCAGTTCTGTGACCAGGTTAGATGATTTCGAGGTCGAGATTAGGTTGAAGTATGATGACTTCTATGTGAAGGGATACATCGACACAACTGACTATAACACGATAATCGACTACAAAACCGGAGGAAAGAACAAAGAATTGCAATATTCTGACGAAAATTATTGGCAATGTCAGATATATGCACTAGCTTTGCAACAAGAGGGTATAGAAGTAACGGATTCGTGGGTAGAATTTATACGTAGAGTAGGCAATCCATACCGATATCAGCCTCTAAGGGTTGGGAATGAGGTCATAAAGATACCTCAGGATGTCTCTAAACCTACTTTAGAGCGTGTATATGAGCAGATTCCGAAAGTTGTGACAGATATATCCACTTACTATAAAAAACACCTATGACAGCACTATTCACAACATACATGATACTCATAGCAATCGGCTTTATCGGTGGCTGGGTTATCAGAGGACAACGAGAACAATACGAAGAGATATGAAACTAGAAGAAGCACAACCTATTGACGATATTCGCAGCTACAGCGTAGGAGACTCAGACTACTCCGAGCATAGCATACAACCTTGGGATATTTGGCTTGAGTATAAGCTGAATCCTTGGGATGCGGATATTGTCAAGCGGGTATTGAGGAATAAGAAGTCTCAATCGCGCAAAGAGGACTACGAGAAAATCATACATGTATGTCAGGAGCGAATCCGACAAATAAACGAAGGACTATGAGTAACAGAAGAAACAACAAGGAAATAGCGCTATTGATTATTCTAGGGCTGACAATTTGGGCATTAATCTTAATGGCGTTATCATGAACAACGGAATTGTATACCTAGTATGCTACACCATATTCCTGTGGCTGCTAGTCGAGCTAGAGACTTGGATTGACTCCAAGACTATGAAGAAGGGAGATGAGGTCTCTCACCGAACAGGGGAAATATTCTACGCTGCGTGGGCTATTATCTTGTGGGGGTACTTATCCCTACTGATGGGTGCGAGACTTGAATTACTAGCCTCTACAGCCCTCTACGCAGTAAGTTTTCGTACCCTATTCTTCAACCTACGTCTCAACAAGAAGATGGGTTGGAAGACATGGCATATGAGTAAGAACTGGGATATCCCGCTCAAGCCTTGGCATCGGGTTGGTCTGTATATGGTAGCTACATTGTGGCTTGTTTCTGACCTGTATGACGTATTTGGGAGCGGAGTAGAGTGGTTTTTAGCCTATTTGATAGGGATAGGGGCTCTTGGGGGTATGATAAGGGAATTTAACAGGCAACTATGAACAGAGAAGAATTAGAGCAGAGAGCGAAGGATTGGTACTTTCAGCAAGTACACCCAGCAGGAACTAGCCCCACAATGTCAAAGACAGCCATTAGCCTAATGTCTGACTTCTTCGAGGCAGAGTTACAGCGGAGAGTGGAAGAAGTGAGGCGAAGTGATAGATATCAAAATTCGCTACACGTGACCAACAACGAAGATAGCTATGAGTATGGAGAAGTAGTGGCGGCATGGAAAGAAATTCTGGGCATAGGCAAGACACTAGAACTAATACAACAATGAGAGCAGAGGAACTACGTATAGGTAATTGGATAGAAGAAAGATTCCAAAGTGCATCGGTGAAGAAGCCGATTAGTGAGCGGGATATGCACGACATTATATATGGTGCTCCTGAATTTTGGCATCCCATCCCTCTCACCGAAGAATGGCTAAAGCGGTTCGGGTTTAATCACTACTCATGTGATGGCGATGGATATTGGTATCTAGGTGAGCAGCTTACCGATTGCGGGGGTGTGGGTTTTGTGGATTATGATTTTACGATATACAAGGACTCGGACGGGTCTTGGGGTTCAGAAACAATAACAATGAGGAATGTCAAATACGTTCACCAACTTCAAAACCTATACTTCGCACTCACAGGAGAAGAACTATGAGCGAAGACATATAACCCACCTAAAGAGAAATAGCAAAAAATGGAAGAACAAAGAGAGCAAACCATATGGGAGATGATGCGAGAAGCAAAGCAAAGGCGTAACGAAAGAAGTATAAACGCAACAGAAAAACTACTCAAGAAACACAAAATCCCCTTTGAATACACAAACACACCTAGCCTGGTAAAGATAAATAACGGTGAAGCACTCGTATCCCTAAATAAAGACAAATACCACAAGATCAAAGTCAAGTTTGCCGGAGGAACAAAGTGGTTCACATACGGCAAGGACAAGTTCGTAGAGAGATTCAAGCCCTAAGGGAGAATTGAGAAAAATAATATGAGAGACGACAAAATTGGAAACATAATGGTCAGCGACTTCGTAATAGAGTACAAGTATTTTGCAGTAGCCTATCGCAGCAAACCGTATACACATAACGGAAACACCATAGGACACCCCGTAAGAGCAGATTACAGATCATATTACCACGCCCCGGCAATAAGAGGTATGTATCACCTATTCACCAAAGACAAGCTAATATACATAGGGATATCAGACAACCTACAAAGAAGACTAAAAGAACATTACCGAAACGACAACCTGGACTTTCAATACTTCCTCACATTCGACTGCTCTAACATGACTAGAGAAGAACTAGAACAACAAGAGGAACTAATGATCCGTACACTCAACCCTCCAATGAATGGACACGCACACAAACGCCCTAAGAACAAAACTGAAAAAATATATGAGTTAGTACCCACCAATATGACAAAAAGATGACAGAGGGGCCCCCTTTTATGACATTTCTGTGACATTTCTTTCGCCAGGATTACATGGCTGCAAATAAGCCCGTTTAAGCCACTTTAATCCTTTATGGTAGGTAGGTATCAACCGAGGCGAGAAAGTCGCTATATCGGGCTCTTAAAGGGCTCAAGATATGTTTTTATGTGGTTTGTTAGCTATGTGGCCTATTCGGTTATGTATTGTTAGAATAGCCTAACTTATATTGTTAGAGTCTTTTAACTTTTAATTTAGGGCAACAAAAAAGCCTAGCGTTTAACTAGGCTTATTGTGTTGGGTTTGTTTCTGTCTACCTTCTATAGATCATAGACGCAACGGCTGTTATATACCCTCTTGTTAATTCGTGTTGGCTTCCTGTTATTGCCGCGCTTATTACTAGCGTTATAGTTGCTAGAATTAGTAACGCTTGTATGTAGTTTGCTTTCGCTTTGCGTGGTGGTTTGTTTGTTACCTTAAGGTTGTAGTGTGTTCGCATGTTGTTTATTGTGTTCATGTTGTTTTTGTTTTATAGCTCATTCAAGCCAATTAAGATTTCTTTTTCTGTGTACTCTGTGAGAGCCTTGTTTATTTCACTGTTTAGACTTCTCATATTCTTTGCCGCGATCCTGGATAGTTCGTTATGTAAATCGCTTGATACTCTTATTGTAGTCCGTTTCATGTTATATTAATTAAGTACAAAACCTTCTTTGATACCTTGCTGCTTGTTTGCCTTTGTTCCTTTAAAGGATAGCCCGCAAATTACGTTCTTTTCATCTAGAAATCTCAAATCGTGTTTATCCGCGTTGATAACCTTATAACCGTTCCAACCGTCTGTAATTGCCTTGTCAAGGTCTGAAAATACAGCGGCAATATTTCCACCACGTTCCAATATGTCAAAGCTTTGTTTTTTATTGTCTTCCGATAAGCTGAAAGTTAATTGATAATTAGACGGCAACCCACCGTTCAAATATTGCGCCATACGCTTATAACTTTTGGTGTAATCGTAGAATTTTACGTCCGGAAATAAATCTAATATCCGCGCGCCGTTATACTTAAAGTT